CTGCTGACACTATCAAAATCCATTGATGTAGCGTAGTTTGTTAAACCTGTTGCCGTTAAATTTGTATAGTAGCCAAGCGTGTTATTTGCGCGAATAACGCCGTTATTAACAACAAAGTTCGTCCCATCAAACGTCAGCGCACTACCACTCGTCTCAACTCCAGAACCGTTCAGGTAAAGTACGCCGTTCGCCGTGCCGCCCGATTTAGTGATCGCACCGGTGAAGGTTATGTTCCCAGACGAATCAATATCAATGCTAGGTGAACCAGCACTAGGATTTTGTATGCTCTCTACTTTGAGTATCGAAGCCATTGTTACGCTCCTTTAATTACTGCTAGTTCGGCTTTTACTGAATCAAGTTCTGCTTTGAGTGTTTTCATTACGCCACCTTAACAATAATTTTTGCTCTACCATCAGTCTCGACGGCGATGACTTTTCCGACTGCGTTTTGATATTGTTCAAACGTCGGATTGCTAACCGCAATCCCCTTTATTCCGTCGCCGTCCTGCACCGGAACGATGTATTGCCCAGCCGTCGCGCCATAAACATTTACCGGAACCTGTCCTGAAAAGGCAATGCGGTCAACTTTTTGACGAGCGTTTTCCAATCCTTCAGCATCATCTTCAAAATCAGCACCCCATGAATCACCACCAACATAAGATGGGTCGGTTGACTTCACCATGAATGACACCGCATTAGCAAATACATTGGTCAGCTTACCTTGATCATTGATGCCAACAACATCACCTTTGGCAATAACAAAATCATCAGCCTTGGTCATGTATTCAGCATAGTCAGCGCCGGAGGCGTTTACAGTTCCACCAGCGTTTATAGACCTACTATTTACAGAATTTCTACCTAGCGCAACAGCACAAGCCGCTGCATTTGCATAATAATCATTTGCATTTTGAATTCTTAAGGAATCGCTACCACCGTTTGTTCTTGTAAAAATTCCATATATAGTTCCCTCTCCACCGCCGCCTTGGTAGACAGCGAATGATTTAGTTACACCATCATTTACAGCACCAAGTTGAAAGTTACCACTGCTGTCGATACGGGCGCGTTCGGTGTCGCTGGTGCGAAATACAAGAGGATGCGCCGTTTTAGAACCTAAATAAACAACTGTACTATCTGCTGCAAAATCCGCCGTTATAGGGGTTGATGTGCCTTTCAGGGTTATATACGCGCCATTAGAACCAGATACATCAAAGTTTTTGTAAGTTGCGCCGTAAGATGTAATTGACGTAGTCCCAATCCCCAAATTCCCACTCGCATCCAGCGTCATCGCCTGAGTGAAGGTGATGGCGTTGCCTGCTGTGCCGGATGGGGCGTTGTACCAATAATGAACGCCACCAGATTGAGTGTACTTCGCAGCGGTTGCAGTGTTTTTGTAAATCCAGCCAGAGCCGTTATAGAAAGCGTTGTTCGCAATATCCAGCGTTGCCGTAGAGGATGCAAACGAACTGCCGTTTACATCCAGCGATTTGATTCCGCTTCCCCAAGCACTCGGCGTAACCCCCAAGCCGAGGTTTGTTCCGTCAAATACAAAATCACTACCGCTTGTAGCAATCTTGCTTCCGTTGAGATAAAGGACGCCGTTTGCTGTTCCACCACTCAGCGTAACCGCTCCGCTCGCTGCTAGTGTGGTGAATGCGCCAGCCGCAGCGGTCGATCCGCCAATAGCCATACCGTTGATTGTGCCGCCCGTCAGGGTCGCGCCAGAGCTTGCCAGCGTGTTCAGGGTTGCCGTGCTGCTGGCTGTCAGGGTCGTGAACGCGCCTGATGCCGGTGTCGTTGCACCGACAGTGCCGTTGAGTGGGCCAGAGAATGCTGTTGCTGTGAGTGTAGTACCGTTAAACTGCAACCCTGCACCACTGGTTGTAACCTTACTACCATTCAAATAGAGAACACCATCTGCCGTACCGTCTGTCTGTGTTTTAGCAAGAAGGGGAAATCCACCAGCAGTGCCTCCATCGTGCACAACCAGCGTATCCTTGTCCGTATCCACCGTCACTTCACCCAACGCTCCTGTGAACGTGCTGTGCGCTGCTGTAGTGCCTCTCCTAAGCTGAACTTGTGTTGCCATGTTTATACACTCCCATAATCGTTAGAGCCAGAGATGGTGTCTAACACCGACCCGTAGTCTAAAATTGAATTAATGACGCCAGTGTTGATGTTTGACGCTACGACATTAATTGCTGCTAGATTGTCCACCACTGTTCCTATGTCAGCTTCATTCCCTGCCACTGCTGTGATGTTGGTGTCATTAGCCGCCACTGTAGACACGTCTGCTGAAATTGATGCCACTGTTGTAACATCAGCCGCTATTCCCGCTACAGTGGTGATGTTGCTATCAATAGCTGCCAACGTGTTTACATCGTCAATTGATGCTGCTACAGTGTTTACGTTGTCAATGTTGTCAGCAATGGTGTTGATGTCTTCATCTAAAGCTGAAACGTCAATGCCGTTAAGAGTGGCTACATTTAGAATGTCGTTGTTGTTAAGGTCAAGGTCTGCCGCCATCGTGTTGGGTGTGGTGCCATCACGAGACAGGGTGTTTTCAAGAGCTGTTTCAATCAGGTCAAAGTTGGCATTTAAAGCTGAGACAGATGCATACCTACTTCCAATTGTGTTTAACGTTAGCTTTGCCATTACCCTTCCTTGTATTAGGTGACAAAAAAAGTGCTTCCTATGATATATTAGTAAAAAAAGGGGTGTTTGTCCAATTGAAAATGAAAATATATTTTGTCAAGAAGGGTAGGGTGGGTGGGTTTATTAATAAATACATACACTTATATAACATAGCCAGTGTACACAGAAAAAATTGTTAGGGACTTATTTGGTGTCAATGCACTTATGAACTAACCCCCACACCCCCTTAGTAGGGTACCTGATACATATATATGTATAGTTATTAATATATATATATATATATATATAATACATAATATATAATAATATATATAATATATAATATAATAATAATATATAATATATAGTTGTTGTAAAAATACAACACTTAACAATCTCTACTAATATTACATAGTAATATATGGGGGGATAAGTAGTTTTTATATGTATATAATACATATATAAAACAAGTCCTTACAGGCGTTGAAATAGTTGATGGCCCCATTGAAATATTTTATACCTGAAGCTGGCACGAAAGTTGCAGTCGTACATACATACATATATACATGCCATATTCATGGCATGGGTTTTGCTTGCCATCAACGGCTGGCACGAGTTTTGCTACACATGCATACGCGGTTACTAACAAAAGGCATTACAGGAGGAAGACCGAAGGTCTGACGACTGGAATGACTTTTGTAGTAATATGTATTTAAAAACCTTTAACGAACATTTTTTCCTTTCTCCATTTCATTACGAAAGAAAGAAAAAAATGTTCTTAAAAAGATTTTAATGCAGTGCGGCGCGGCGACCGATTCGCCGAGTTTCCTGAAAGGAAAACGAAAATGCACACCACGTTCAGCAAAGCTGTTGACACTTTCGTCGTAGCAAGCAACAAGCAAGGCAATGCCTTCGGCAGCTTGGCAGACTACTGCCATGCTTCAACGAAGTTGAACGTCGAAGCGAAGATGGACCCCAACGAAGTTGGAAACGTTCTTAAGAACAACCTCAAGGCGCAAGAGCAGGAGTATAAGGCAGCGCATCCGAGGTGCGACGAGTTTCCGGTGGCCTATCGCTCTGCGAAGTCAGTCTTGCTCAAGGCTGTTAGCGTGGGCATTGCACTGGTGGACGAGAAGGGCAAGCTCAAGGGCAAGAGTGCGCTCGAAGCCGAAATTAAGGCTGGCAAGGATGAGAAGACCGAGATTGAAAAGTTTCAGAATGCCGTCGAGACTGCGGGTAAGATTTTCGCAAAGATTGACACGGTGGCGGATATCAGGCAAGCTAAGGCAATCACAGCCATGCTCGTTGACGCAATCCTGAAGGCGGAACGGGCAAGTGTGGCTGTGGTGGTGCCGAGCGAGCAGATTGCTGCGTAGTGGTGTGCTTGAGGGAGAGAGTGAAAACTCTCTTCCCTCTTTTTTGTTCCTAAGAACGGAGAAAACATGCTAAAATCTGACATCGTCGCGCTTCCTCTGCTAATTGCAGGTATCTGCCTAGCACTCATGGCTGAAGACATAACTGCCCGAATACTGGGAGTTGGCTGCATGTTCTATGGAATAGTGGTGTTTTTACACGGAGATGACGTATTATGATTACAAGTCTGTACAAGCGTGGACACGAGAGTGCATCGCACTACAAAAGGGAGAAGTCCGACCGTTCTTCTAATTGGGCAAACGTTCCTAAGAACAAGCCAAGCAAGCGTAGCAAGCGCATCAACGTAATGCAGCATCAGTATGAGGTGATGCATGGGTATGATATGCTAGTCAATCCGCTTGAGGAGATTTTAAAGTGTATCACTACGTGAAGCGGTACAGTAGCAAGACGTATGCAGTTATGCGTGTACAGTGCACCAATAATGTGCGTCGCATAGTTGCGCTGTATGGGAGTGAAAGTGCTGCTGAGATGGTGGCCCAATCTTTAAATGAGGAGTTTGAAAATGATCGGTTATAAACTGACAACTCAAGCACTCACAACCCACGACGGATTCCAGTGGAAAGTAGGTAAAGCTGTAACTGCTACAGGAGAAGGAAACGCACCTTGCACAGATGGCGTTCTGCACTATTATGAATCGCCGCTGCACGCTGTCTTGTTTAACCCGATTCATGCGTCAATTGAAAACCCTATTCTGTGGGAAATTGAATGCTCCGAACAACTCGGAACAGATGGGTTGAAGTGCTGGTGCAAGTCTCAGACTTTACTGCGGCAAGTAGAACTTCCGGTAATTACCACAGATGAACGAATAGAGTTTTCTATCCGCTGCGCCAAAGCTGTCTGCACTGGTGTTCAGTTTAATGAATGGGCTGATAAATGGCTGTCAGGACAGGACAGATCAGGAGATTTGGCAGCAACGGCGTCAAGGTCGGCAGAGTCGAGGGGATGGGTTGCAGCAATGGCGGCGTCAAGGTCGGCAGCAATGGCGGCGGCAAGGTCGGAAGCATGGGCGGCGGAGGCGGCTAGTGAGGAAATAATTAACAAAGCAATCAAAGAAACTTTCAAAGGAGACATAAAATGTCTAACCTTACGTTAGTGGGAGTTGTATTCACCATGACAATCAATGGCGCACAAGTAGTCCCTCCAAAGTCTATGGACATGCCTACGTGTAACGAAATGCGAAATACAATTGTTGCAAAATTACAACACACACCGCTGCACATGTCCAGCAAAGGAGATAAAATTGTCATTGCGTGCCTTCCGTTGTACGTAGTAACTAGCACGTCTGGCAGTGAGCCGAGCGCCCCTAAAATCACGTATTAAGGAGAGACGATTATGGACAACGAAGAAGACAAGCTGTGTACAGGTGCGTGCATGTATGACCTAGACTTGGAAGCGTGTGTAGGATGCTTTCGCACACTTGACGAGATAGAGGCGTGGAAAGATGCAACGTCAGATGAACGTGAACAAATTAAGGAGAACATTCGGATTAGAAAATCTCAGTTGAACTAATGGGATAGGTGCGTCTGTCTAATGGCGGAACGGCACAATTTACTACGGTCATCATTCGGAGACATCATGCTTACACGTAAGGATTACATCGGGCTGTGCGACGCAATGGCGGAAGGTGTTGTCAGTGGCAAGTTTGTGGACAGCCTATGCGCTTGGCTAGGCAAGGACAATCCCAAGTTTGATAGAGCGAAGTTTGAAAAGTTCTTAGGAACAATGATTGTTGATAAACGTAAGGCTAAAGGAGACGTACATGTATAACATGGTAGAGGCAATCATGCAGTTTGGCGCAAGTGACAAGCTCGACGGCGATGCGTGGGGCACGCTTGTTACCAACATACAAAGTGCACGCAAGGAAGGCAGAGACTTGCAAGATGTTCTTAAGAACGCAGAAAAGGAGTTTAAGGAAAAGACAGGCAAGGCGCTGCCGAGTAAGTGGCGCAGTGCAAAGAGTGTGGCGCTGCGAGCTTACAATGCATCCGTATCCCTTACAGATGAGCAAGGGCTACCTGTAGGTAAGAGCGCAGTGGAGAAACTACTTAAGAAAGATAAGGTGCCTAAAAACACAGAGAAATTGTTTGCTGAAGCACTGAACACTGTCGAAGCAATTATTGTAAAAGAGCCTAATGATGTAATGAGAAAAGCGTATGTGTTTGAACTCAGAGAACTTGCTGATAGATTAGGAGTGTAATATGTTAGATAGTTATACAATCACGCAGTATGTGGCAGCTTGCGCTGACAGTGCTGGTGCACGTGTAGTGTGGAGAGAGGGCGCTACTCCATGCACTGACGGACGCACCATCACACTTCCGCTCATGAGTGCGTATGCTACACACGAGGACAAGGTGCGCCTGACTCACTTTGTCAAGCACGAGACCTGCCACATTAAGGATAGTGACTTTGATAAACTGAATGTTAAAAAACCGCAAGGTATACTTGCATTCATTAACAATTTGCTGGAAGACCATCGCATCGACTATCGAAACGACAAAGCGTACGCTGGTGACAAGGCTAACAGCGAAGAGTTTCTACGTGTATATGCAGAGGAGATGGCGAAAGCATCACTCACAGAAGAAGCGCAGAACTATTACGTTCCGTTATTTGCATGGGATTTAGACGTACGTGATGACTTGTGGACCCGCACAGCGGACCCGTTCAAGCTGACGACACCCACTGCACATGACATATACAAGAAGTTGCACAAAGGAAATTATGCTGACGTTCTTAGGAACATTCGCAACATTGATGACAAGAGTGTTGCGTTCGATGAAGTGTATGCACTAGCAGAGCGTATTGTTCGTGAGGTGTTTGATGTAAACCCTGAAGATATGCAGGGTGAGGAAGCTGAGAAGCGTATTGAAAAAGCCAATGAAATCAACGACAAAGGAGAACAATCTGAGGAAGCACACAAGGTAGAGAACATCAAGGTGGAAGGTATGCCTATGCCTAACGCAGACCACACTGCGGATAAGCGCACAGACAAAGCCGTGTGCTCAGTTGGTAAGGGCGAATACACTCCGACACCCGCAGGTAAAATTGAGTGGTATAACTACACTAACAACACAGGTAACTTCGTCCCTTATGGACATGCGTCAGATGGTGGCATGTTTATTGATGAAGCTGCACGCAGTGAGACTTTAGCCAATCAGATTCGTGCTAAGTTGCAAATACTATCACGTGATAGATATGAGTATGGTAAGAAGCGAGGCAAGTTGAACGGAGCATCCCTCTATCGTGTTGGTATGAAAGAGGCTAAAGGTTTGAATGAACGATTGTTCAAGCAAAAAATTGTTAATAAAGTGTTGGACATATCTATTCAAATACTCATTGATGCATCAGGTAGTATGTCAGGTAATAAATTCACTGTAGCTGGAGGTGCTGCAATTGTTCTTAATAACGTGTTTTCTAATGTGTTGAAAATACCTACTGAAATACTAGCGTTCACTGATACTCATGCCTGCCACAGAATGTTTATACTCAAGGAGTTTGACACACCTATATCAGACATACGCATGGCGAGTTCGCTCGGTAACATAGCGTACAATCTTGAGGATAATGTAGACGGTGAAAGTTTAGTGTATGGGTATACTCGCATTGCGAAGCGTAAGGAGAAACGCAAGATGATGATTGTGTTATCGGACGGCGCTCCTTGTGGTGGGTATGACAGAGGAAATTTAGACAAGTACACACGTGATGTTATTCGCAGTATTGAGCAATCACCTGTTGAACTGATAGGTATTGGGTTAGTGCACGATACACGTAAGTGGTATAAAAACAACGCAGTTATTAGTAGAGCAAGTGAAACAAGTAGCACACTGCTGTCTGTAATCACTAACAACATTCTTCGATAAGGAGTAGTTATGTCTACCGCTATGGATATGGACAAGTTTGTAGCTTCCGCAATGGCTGAGTACATGGGCGACACAGTTGCGCCCACTACTGCACCCGAACTAAAGCCGATGGCAGGTGACGATGCTGTTGCCCCGCTTCCGCTGAAGGCAGGTGAGAAGTGGTTCTCTGAGTTGTTCGGCAGCGTTCCTAAGAACATTCGTGACTTCGGTGTGAAGGTGTTTGACGGAGTGAGTGAGGCAATGCGTGGCTTCGTTCCTGCTACTGACAAGCATTACAGGGTGCAGGTTGAGCAGGCTGCACGCCTTGTGTCTGCACTGATGGATGGCGACAAGGTGCTGCTGTCAGGACCGACGGGTAGCGGTAAGAGTAGCTTGGTCAAGTATGTGTGTGCTAAGTTAGGTGCACCATTCATCCGCATCAACATGTCTGCTGACGCAGAGAGCAGCGTGTTGTTCGGACAGTTGGTAGCACGTGACGGTTCTACTGTGTGGGAGGATGGCCCGATCACTGAGGCTGTGCGTAATGGTGCGGTGGTGCTGATTGACGAGTGGGAACTCATGCCGCCTGAGATCAGCATGGGTTTGCAGAACTTGTTGGAAGACGATGGCTTTCTGTTCCTCAAGGAAATGCCGGGAAGCTCTGCTGACAAGACTATCATTCCGCATCCTAACTTCCGCATTGTATGTGCAGGTAACACTGTGGGTCAGGGTGACGATAGTGGTGCGTTCTCAGGAACAATGGTGCAGAACTCTGCTACTCTGGACAGGTTCACAACCACCATTCACCTTGACTATCTGGATAAGAGGCACGAGACTGCGGTGATTACATCACGTACTGGTGTGAGTAAAGATGTGGCAGGTAAGATGGTGCAGTTGGCTGCGCTCATTCGTACTGCGTACAACAATCGCTCCATCAATCTCACCATGTCGCCCCGCACTCTCATCAATTGGGGTAACAAGTATGAGAAGCACGCTGATTTGCGTGAGAGCTTTAACATTGCGTTTCACGACAAGTTGCGTGAGAGTGACAAGAAAGTTGTGGTTGAACTTTTTAACAAAGTGTTCATCTAAGGAGGCGATATGGCACTATCGAATAGCAACAGCAGAGTAGGGTATGTAGCGTATGGACACAACACTACAGACGATGCATGGTATACTAGCGAGTGTCTCTACTCTACGCCTGAGAATGCTATCAAGAATTTGCAATGGGCGTTTGAGGTTGATGAACAATCTATCAACACAATTAGGATTGAACTTAAATGACATTCTCTTTGTTTCCAAGTGATGAACAACGTGTTGTAATACGCAAGTTGTTCTCTAAACGTAGGAGTTGGAGGAAGGGACAAGGTAATGTTCCTAAGAACAGAGCCTACTACTTGAAGAACAGAGAGAAGTTGTTAGCTAGGGCGAAGGAATGGAATGCAAAGAATGTCGAACGTGTAAGAGAGATAAACCGAGAGTATAAACAGAGGATGAAACATGAACATATTCGTGCTTGACAATGACCCTGTTGTTGCTGCTCAGATGCAATGTGATAAGCATGTAGTTAAGATGTGCCTAGAGTCTGCTCAAATGTTGTCCACTGTAGCAGGTGGTCCATATAAACCTACACATGCAAAACATCCATGCACTGTGTGGGCAGGTAAGACGCTAGGTAATTTCAGGTGGTTGAAGTTGCACGGTCTTGCATTGTGTGACGAGTATTCGTATAGGTATGGCAAGCAACACAAGTGTCGTGACATAATTGCAAACATTCAGGAACCTTTGTTCAATGATGCTGTACTAACACCTTTCGCATTGGCAATGCCTGTCGAACACAAGCAGGAAGATGCAGTGAAAGCCTATCGTAGTTATTACAAAAGCAAACAGATTGATATGCGTTACACTAAACGTCCGCAACCAGAGTGGCTTTTGATAAAGGAATCGAAATGAAAACAAGTGAAGCATGGACTATGTTGGCAGACACATTAGAAACGTATGGAATGCCTGTAGATAACAAAGAAAATACACGTTATAAAGGATTGTGCAATTGCATAACCGCAATGTGGCTTGACGACATTATTCCATATAAACAAAAACGCCAGATGCATATGCAACTAATTGATCGCTTTGATAACGGTAAAACGTATTTTTGGCCCCCGGGAAAAGTTAAGCCAAGAATAGAAGCCTGTCGTATTCTTGCGGAGTTATCGGAATGATCGAGGACGCGAAGATGCCGGAGCCGGTGGCTTATCAAGTTCTCGTAGAAGGAGGGACCGAGAAATTTTGCGTAAGGGCTGATGTTGCTGATGAATTTGCGAGTCGGCTACGAAAAGATTGGGGGAACAATGTGGAAGTGCGCCCCCTCTACAGCCCCGACCTTCTCGACTACGCCCAAGCCGAGCAAAAGAAGCGGATGGAGGCAGAGGAACGCGTGAAGGAGCTGGAGATGGACGCAGAGCGGTATCGGTGGCTGCGGGAAAATACAGGTTGGGTCCATCTCTATGAGAATTGTGGAATACAAGGCAGCGATATAAAAATCATGGTTTCACGTAAACGCCTCGACTCATCCATTGACTCCGTACTATTACGTGACCAAACCATGAACGCAGAGAAGGAGACGAAACAAGTATTTGATGCGCTCGACAAACTGAACGGAGGTGAATCGTGATACGTGGAATGATATACCGCGCAATTATGCGAATCGCGCACAGGTTTCATTGGCACTACGCGCCGCCAGTTTATCCAGCCGGAGACACTATGCTGTGGTGCAAATGGTGCGGGTTCCGCGAAGTTGTCAGACGCGGAAATGTCGCAAATGCAACGCGAGGCCACCACATGACCAACGCCGAGGAAGAAACTGTTCTTAAGAACGAGGAGTTGTGATGAAACACCTGAGTAGAGTAGAGATGCAGACGTATGACTTTCCAGCGGTAGGGCAGCAGATAGCAGTGAACCATGAAGACTGCCCCGCAGGAGTAGACACAAAGAAGCGTCTGTACATCAAGCGTACCCCTGATGCTGTGCTGTTCTACTGCCACCACTGTTCACAACGTGGGTACTATCGTACACATGATGTGTACCATCGAGCGTCTGAGGTATTTGCGGTTCCTGACGAATCGTCTAGTCTTATAAGAGAACTTGCTGTTGATTTATCACACACTGTTGGTGAAGTGGACATGGAGAAGTGGTCCATTGAGGCTAGGTTATGGTGGCTGTCGTATGGGTTAGAACAGGAGGATGCCACTAAGCATCAGGTGCAGTGGCACAACCAGCGTCTGTGGCTTAACGCAGGAGGCACGGCATGGCAGGGCAGAGTCTTTAGAAGCGAGGGTAGTTGCAAATATCTTACACTAAGTATTACGAAACACATGCCCGCTATGTTCTTAGCCGATGTGTCTAATAAGCAGCTTGTTGTTGTGGAAGACTTAGTTAGTGCATACAAACTTAACAAAGCAGGGTATAATGTAATGTGTCTGATGGGTACATCACTTAGCGATGTTCACCTTGCAACAGCAATTAGGTATAAGATGGTAGATGTATGGTTAGACGAAGACACAGCAGGTGTGTCGGCAGCCCGTGTGATTATGAATCAGTTGAAACCGCTGGTAGTAGCACCACGTATGGTTTGTTTCAAACAACCCAAAGAAGCAACATATAAACAGATAAAGGAGTTGTTACATGCATGACATTATTCTGATTAAGAAGTTGTCAGATAAAAAATTATTTAATAGACTTATGCCTTATATTAAAGAACACTCTGTCAGTAAGGAGACATGGAAGTTTTTAAACACACTACGTAACTATTTTAAATCTTACCCTGATAATGATGCTGTTATTTGGTCTGAGTTTAAAGTGTTTTTCTTTGCAGTGAGTAAGTTGAAACCTGATGAACACGTTATATATGAAGCCTACTTCAAACGTATTGAAGAAGTAGATGCTGACAGTGAAGTGGTTGAAGATGTTCTTAAGAACTACATCACTCGTGATTATGCTACTCAAGTTATGAACAAGGCACTTAACATTCTCAACGAAACTGATGAAGGAGTTATTGAAGACGTAGAAACAATTCTTGCACAATATAAAAAGGAGATTGGGTGTGCTGTAACTAAGGATGATTTGTTTGTACCTGCATCATTGAAGAGTGCTATTGCTGAGTGTTCAAGTGCAGGCTTTACTTGGAGACTTAACGAGTTGAACAAGAGTGCAGGCCCGCTACGTATAGGCGACTTTGCTGTAGTGGCTGCACGACCGGAGACAGGTAAGACAACATTCATAGCGTCGGAACTGACACACTTCGCTACTCAATTGAAGGATGACATCCGCCCTATTGTGTGGGTTAATAACGAGGAACGTAGCAGTAAGGTTATGAGCAGGGTTATACAGGCACACTTCGGCACTACATTGTCAGACCTGTTGACACATGAGGACGAGTATGATAAAAGATACGCTGCTGAAATAGGCAATCGTATTCGCATCATCAATGACGACATGGGGCTTAACAGTGTGAAGAAGTTGTCGGCATTGTTTGATGAGTGCAACCCTGTGCTAATCGTGTTCGACCAGCTAGACAAGGTACATGGGTTTACACGTGAGGCACGTGACGACATACGGTTGGGTAAGTTGTATGAGTGGGCACGTGATTTGGCTAAGAAGTTTGGCCCCGTCATAGCTGTGAGTCAGGCGTCAGAGCAAGCTGACTATGTAAACTACATACCTATGGCTATGTTGCGTGGTAGTAAGACAGACAAGGCAGGTGAAGCTGATCTAATCGTCACCATCGGAAAGGATAGAGAGGATGAGTATAAGCGTTACATTCACGTTCCTAAGAACAAGTTGTGGGGTGGTCCCGTATCCAAAGAGGAGTTGAGGCACGGCAAGTTTGAGGTTACAATTAAACCTGAGATAGCTAGATACATAGGAGTGTATTGACATGTATGACAAGTATGTGGTTCTTGATTTGGAAACCACCATGCACTCACCAATTAGTAGTGAGGCGCACCCCATGTGGCCCATGAATACTATTGTCATGTTTGGTATGCTTGACCACGACGCTGTAACTACCATGTCAGGGAAAATGGACGAAGGAGATGACCGAGATGTAGGATTGACGTTTGAAAACTATGTACACGAAGGTGTTCCAATCATAGGCCACAATCTGAAGTTTGATTTGTCCTACCTACTTAAGTACGGCTACTTTAGCAGAACCGAGTTGGTGCAGCATAGGATATGGGACACACAGGTAGTGGAGTATTTGTTGTCTGCACAGACCCATACCTACCCGTCACTGGATGAGTTGGCAGTGAAGTATGGCGGAACAGTTAAGGACGAGTCGGTTAAGAAGATGTGGGAAGATGGCGTACCTACAGAGCTTATACCTGAGAAGGTGCTTAGTGACTACCTGCTCGGCGATCTTAAGAACACCGAGTTGGTGTACAAAGCACAGAGGAAGAAGGTGCGTAAGTATGGCATGGAGAAGCTGGTAGAGAGTCAGATGCAAGCGTTGGTGGCTGTCACCATTATGGAGTGTAGCGGTATGAAGGTGGACTCTGTCTACATAGACAAGCGTTGTGAGGAGTTGGGTGCTGAGATTGAGGCGCTGGAGAAAACACTACGGTCATCAGTTACACTGCCTGACAATTACGGTGAGTGGAGTTGGTCATCACCACGTGACGTTAGCAACATATTGTTTGGTGGTACGTACAAAGTTAAGGAGAAGAAGCTGGTAGGTAAGTATAAAAACGGTAAGGACAAGTTTAAGACTGAGGATGTTGTTTATAGCATGGAAGGGGCAGGTGCAAGCCCCAGCTCGTGTGGTGCAACAATGACAAAGTTGGGATGGTGGACTACTGATGACGCTGTTCTTAAGAACGTAGGAGGTACGTTTAGTAAAGCAGTGTTGGAGCTGCGTAAGTTGTCAAAGCAGAAAGAAACTTATTACGAGAACATGAAGAGCTTGATGTTTCCCAATGGGTTTATCTATCCCAATATCAACATGGTCAGTACGAAGACAGGTAGGCTGTCATGCAACAAGCCTAACATTCAGAACCAGACTACGGAAGGAGGTATTAAAGATGCGTACATAAGCAGATACGGTGACGATGGTGTGATAGCGGAGTTTGACTTTTCACAGCTAGAGATGGCCGGACTCGCCTTTGTCAGTGGTGACGAACAATTGACAGAGGACATCAACAACAACATTGACATGCACAGCGAGTTGTACAAGGGCATGTACGGCAGATACCCCACTAAGGATGAGCGTAAGCCGTTCAAAAGGCTGTCGTTTGGGTTGGTGTATGGTGCGGGTGCTAAGAAGCTGGCAGAGCAAGCAGGGTGTTCTGTAGATGATGCAAAGCGGTTTATAGATGTGTTCTATGCTCGCTACTCAGGAGTGAAACGTTTCCACGAACAAATACTGGAGGAGGCAACACGTAAACGCATACTGATCGCAGAGCACACTCCTAAAGGGATGCCTAGACACGCATTCCTGAAGAAGACGGCTACAGGGAGGATGTATGTATTTAAGGAGTATGACAATGAGTGGAAGAAAGAGCCGTCATTTAGCCCCACTGAGTTGAAGAACTGGCTTGTGCAGGGGTTTAGTACAGGTGATGTTGTGCCACACATGCTCGGACACGTTGTGAAGCAGATATATACACACAATATTCCGTGTGTACCAATCATGACTGTGCACGACAGTGTGTTGTTCGATGTGAAAAAGGAGGTTGTAAATGTAGTAACTACAATTGTGTCAGCTATGCTAAACAAAACAAGTGAGGTAGTAAATGAATTTTTTGGAACTAAATTAGAGGTTAAGTTGTCTACTGGTTGTAGTGTCGGACCTAACTGGGGTAATCTTAAGGAGATTTAAACATGGAAAAAGCAGGCGTTGTTGAAGCAATGGGCAGCAAGGAAGCTAAGACCAAGTTTGGCATGAAGCCTACCTACTCGTTCAAGTTGGATGGCGAGTGGTTTAGCATGGGCTTCACCAAGCCTAAGTTTGGTAAAGGTGACAGCATTTCTTTTGACTACTCGGAGACTACGTATGGCAATTCAGTTGACGCCAAGTCTGTCTCTGTTACAGGAGGCGGTGCAGCACCAGCATCCGCGTCTGTAGTCAAACCTGCGTTCGGTGGAGGTGGTAAGGGTGTGTTCCCTATCCCTGCACTTGATGGGCAACGTGCCATTGTGCGGCAGAACGCTCTCACCAATGCCCGTGAGTTGTACGCAGCAGCGGGAGGTAATAGCTTTGGAAAGGAAGCTGCTATGGAAATTATTGCTGTCGCACGTATCTTTGAATCGTATGCTTGCGGTGACTTGGATGCGGAGATGGCAAAGGAGATGGTTAAGAAGAAGTCTGCACCTAAATCAATGGACGAACTTGTTGACGAGGAAGCTGCGTAATGATTGATAAATTGGTTCAGGACATTAACGCCTTTGTTCTTAAGAACCATGCCGATACTGCCCCCTTTGGGGGTGGTATTGGTGATTTGGTTAAGGACGGATATGTCAAGCAGTTGAAGAAGCGCGACAAGGTGAGGGATGCGAAGACACTCTACTTCTCAGAACTCGGTGACACTTGTCCGCGTAGGATGTGGTTTAAATACCACAAACCCAACATAGGAGAGGCATTACGTTCAGAAACTAAGATTAAGTTTATCTATGGAGACATGCTTGAAGCCCTTGTTCTTCAGCTTGCACGTGACAGCGGGCATTCCGTAGAGCGTGAACAGGAGGTTGTGGAGCATGTTGATGATAATACTGGTTGGCGGGTGCGTGGCAGGATTGATGCTGTTATTGACGGACATGTAGTTGACGTTAAGAGTGTTACAAAGCAGAGTGAGCGTAAGTTTCATGATGGCCTGACAGAAGACCCGTTCGGCTATTATGGGCAGCTTAACGGCTATGCTAACGTTCTTAAGAGCAAGGACATGGGGTTCCTCACCATTCAGAAAGAGTTGGGGCACATTAACTACTTTCCGTTTGGCGCAGATGAACAGGTGTTTGAACACACAGTAGCTCGTGCTATACGTAGTGTAGACAGGGACGCGCCAGTTGAAGACCTACTAGCACCTGTACCTCAGTCTGCCACAAGTAAGAACAAGAAGCTGTGTACTACCTGTTCCTATTGCCCGTTCAAGCGTGAGTGTTTCCCGTCACTGCGTGCGTTTGCCTACTCCAACAAAGTGGAATTCCTCACCGATGTGGTAGACTTGCCGCGTGTTCCTGAGATTGATTTGAACAAGGTGGAGAGCGATGAAGCCTAAAATACTGTTCTTTGACATAGAGACAGCCCCTAACGTGGTGTATGCGTGGGGGTTGTTCGACCAGAACATTTCCATTGACCAGATTGTTGCACATGGGCATGTTCTGTGCGTAGCTTGGAAGTGGCAAGGAGGTAAGACAGAGTATATTCGCATTTCGCGAAATGAGAAAAAGGCTCTGTCTAAAATTCATCAGTTGCTAGATGAGGCAGACTTTGTTGTGCATTACAACGGCACAAAGTTTGATGTACCTACACTGCACAGGGAGTTTGTCCTAAACGGACTGCCGCCCCCGTCACCTGTCAAGGAGATTGACCTACTGAAGACAGTGCGTAGGAAGTTTAAGTTTACTAGCAATAAGCTAGACTACGTATGCCAACGGCTAGGTTTGGGCAACAAGGTGCACCACAAAGGCATGAAGTTGTGGAGTGACTGCATGGCTGACGACAGCGCAGCATGGCGTGTTATGGAGAAGTATAACAAGCAGGATGTAAACCTATTGGAGAAGTTGTACGTTAGACTCCTTCCGTGGATTCCTAACCATCCTAACGTCACAGCATACACTCCTGCATCCACAGGGTGTCCGCGATGTGGCTCGACCAAGTATCAGTCTAGAGGGGTGTACAGATCAGCCACACTCACCTACAATCGTTACCAGTGCAACAGTTGTAAAGGGTGGTTCAAGGAAGTGGCTTCTCTCAAAGTTAACAAACCTACACACACAGGTGTATAATGAGCAAGCAGTTTGATTTAGAACAGAGCATTATGGGTTGTTGGAACATTATAGAGGACTTAAAAACACTCCAGCGTGGAGTGGTGGATAAGTCCATTTCAGACGACGACACTGCTAACATTTTAATAGGCGTTGAAAAGTTGTATCAGTTGAAGTTTGAGCAGTGTTTTGAGACGTTTGAAGATTTTTTAAAAGAGTATTATACCATTAAGAAAGGTGGAGAATGAAGAAGGATTTGCGTAAAGTTGGTGAAGGCGAGAACCTAAACAGCAACACTAAACGGCTTATCCGATTTCACGAGGAGGAGATTGAGGCAGAGGAAGAGATTAAGGAGTATCTACGTCAATGCAACAATAGAGACAGGAATCAACAGGATGAAGAACGATGACTTTGATAGAATGTGCAACAAATACTACAGCAAAATACTCCGATGGGCAGTTTATAAGTGGGGAGAACAAGGAGAAGATGCTGTACAAGAGGCGTTCTTAAGAGCGTTTGAACACAAGCACAAGTTCAATGACAGCTTCAGCTTCGTCACTTGGGTGTACGGGTTCGTTCCTGTGATAGTGGCTGATTGGCGCAGAGAAGATAAGCTAGTGTTTGATCGGTCAGTAGACGTGCTGAAAATACCGCACTTCAATTCACCTGACACATTCTTGTCGTACACGGAGTTGATAGAGTTGTGCAACACCCTTCCCAATAAACAGAGGGAGGCTATATTTGAACGAGTGGAGGGAGAGGGCACAGACTCTAACGATAGAAAGAATCTGTGGTGGGCTAAACAAGTTGTCAAGAGGGCGTACAATGAAGACTAGAGTGTATGGATGGACAGACGGACGAATGCGGGCATTCATTACCAGTGCGTTACGTAGTGCGTTCTCTCGCTACCCTAACAAGTTTAAGGCGCTGAAAGCTGCGTTTGCCGGAAGAAAGAAAAACCGTAAGACGGGAAGGGACGCTGCACACTATCGCTGCGCTCAATGCCGTGATGTATTTGCTAGTAGAGATGTTCAGGTAGATCATATTGAACCAGTTGTAGATAAAGTTGTCGGATTCAAAGATTGGGACACATACATTGACCGAATGTTTTGTGATGAAAATGGTTTACAAGTGCTGTGTAAGAAGTGTCACCTTAAGAAAACTGCTGAGGAAAGGAAGAGCCGTGGACGAAAAACAAGCAAACGACGAAGCATACTATCACCAGACGATAGCGCACTTTGAAGACTTGTGTCATAGTTTAGGGGTCGAACATGTTGCCAATAGTTTGCACCCTATTGTGGCATATAATTTGATGATGGCACTCAAAGCGAGGGTAGACATATGAAAATCTTTATGCGTGATTGGGTAGAGAGGGTGCTCGATGTTCCTAAGAACAAAACCCTAGACTGTGGCTGTCCTGTAAAGGACGGTAGTATTCTGTCAGTGTGGCGTGAAGGGAATGTTGAACACTACGGAGTGTTGTGTGACAAACACTTTTACGAGTATAACGCACGGATTGTGACGGGGGTGGACAATGGCAGGGATTAGCATATGCGCTAGTTTGATAGGCGGTATTATGTTTGGTGTCGAAGTACTTTGGGGGTACAAGACACTTGTTGTAGATGTAGGTGTTATTCGTTTTACATTTGAGTATATTTCACACGAAGACATAGAGGACATTAACGATGAATGAATTCAGAAGTAAGTTGGGAGAGAATGTTTTCCGTTTTAAGTATGCACAAGGGCCAGCAGATACGTGGTCACAGCTTGCAGAACGGCTGGTAGACGATGTGTGTGGCACACGAGGAGGTGCAGACAGGGCACTGATGTCTGAGTCTGACAGGAAGCAGCTTGTACAATATGTTAAAGAGTTTAAGTTTGTTCCGGGTGGACGCTATATTTATTATGCTGGACGCCCTAACAGCTTCTTCAACAATTGTTATCTGTTGCGTGCAGAGGAAGACACACGTGAGGAGTGGGCTAATGTAGCATGGCGTAGCACTAGCTGTCTTATGACAGGTGGTGGCATTGGTATTGACTACTCCATTCTGCGCGGCAAGGGCAAGGCCATTACACGTACAGGCGGCACCAGCAGCGGGCCTATTAGCCTTATGTGCATGATTAACGAGATTGGTAGGAATGTGATGCAGGGCGGTAGCCGACGCAGCGCCATATACGCCTCTCTCAATTGGCAACATGATGATGTGCGTGATTTTATGGTGGCTAAGAATTGGTCTGACGAAATTAAAGTTCTTAAGAACAAAGACTTCAATTTCCCTGCACAGCTTGACATGACTAACATTAGCCTTAACTATGACGATGCTTGGTTGAATTCACCAGACCGTCATAAAAACCCTGTGTTCGTAGACAATTGTTTTCAGGCTATGTCTACAGGTGAGCCGGGGTTTTCTTTTAATTTTGGAGATAAGCAGAATGAAACACTTAGGAACGCCTGCACCGAAGTTACGTCCGAGGATGATAGCGATGTGTGCAATCTTGGTTCTATCAACATCGGGAACATTGACAGCATTGAAGAGTTCAAATCTGTGGTATCTTTGGCCTCTAAGTTTCTTGTGTGTGGAACTATTCGTGCTACACTTCCGTATGATAAAGTGTATGATGTCAGGGAGAAAAATCGACGACTCGGTTTGGGATTGATGGGCATACATGAATGGCTACTGAAAAAGGGGTATGGGTATGAAGTTAGTCCTGAATTGCATAAGTGGCTTTCTATCTATCGTGACGAAAGTGAGCGTAGTGCTAATGACCATTGTGATCGTCTGTTTCTCAGCCGTCCTGTTGCGTATCGTGCAATTGCTCCTACAGGCAGCATCGGCATTCTTGCCGGAACAACCACCGGAATAGAGCCGCTGTTTGCTGTAGCATATAAGCGACGCTATCTGAAGGACGGTACACGCTGGCACTATGAGTATTGTGTTGACGCTACGGCAGAGATGCTGATTCAAGATGGTATCAATCCTGACAAGATTGAGACAGCATATAGTTTGTCTAACAAGTTTGAAAAGCGTATCAAGTTTCAAGCTGACATTCAGGACTATGTAGACATGTCTATTAGCTCAACCATTAACCTGCCTGCGTGGGGTACTGAGAACAACAACGAAGATAAGGTGAACGAATTTTCTAAGGTGTTGTCAAAGTATGCACCACGGCTTAGGGGCTTCACTGCATATCCTGATGGTAGCAGGGGTGGTCAACCCATCACTGAGATGGACTATCATGAAGCAATTAAGCACAAGGGTGTAGTGTTTCAAGAGAATGACATCTGTGACATTAGCGGAAAAGGAGGAAGCTGTGGGGTGTAATAACGACTGTAATCAAGGACGCACCTGCACTTGTAATGTCGATCACCCACGCCACTACACGCAACACCCTAGTGGTGTGGAGTGCATTGATGTTACAGAACACATGGGCTTTTGTTTAGGTAATGCTGTTAAGTATATATGGAGGGCCGATCTTAAGAACGACGCCATAGAAGACTTACGCAAAGCTATTTGGTACATTGAACGAGAGATTAACAAACGTACAACGCCTCTCTAGCTCAGTTGGTAGAGCAGCCGCCTTGTAAGCGGCAGGTCGTCTGTTCGAGTCAGACGAGAGGCACCAATATAAGGAGAGTTAAATGGAAAGAATTACATTTACACACGAAGACGCTGTAACAGGAAGAAAGGCAACGCTAGAAATAGTTGATGCCGTCACATGGCCTGAACAAGCAGATTTGTTCATGGACTTTCTACGGGCACAATCGTTCGTCATCGGATACGATGCGCTAGGCACCTACTTTACAAAGGGCTGGAACGACCGAGTAGATGCAGAGGCAGGTAGTAAAGACAGTGAGGTTAAGGCAGGTCTCACTGACTAACGCCAAGACGCCCCGCGTTAAGTGGGCGTCATTTTAAAAGGAGTGAGTATGTATACAATTACACGCAAAGGAAAGGCACTTCCCACTGTTCTTAAGAACAAGACGTTCAAGTCGTATGACCAAGCGCGTAAAGCTGTACGTGCATGGCTGTATGCCTTGTTCAAGAAGCAGCCTAAACTTCGCAAGACCATTGATGTACGCAATCGCACTGCTACCATCGGTCTATACGGATTTGCTATTTCTAGCCTGTAACTTTATGCCCCCGAAAGGGGGCTTTTTTATGGCATTGCTGTTTGTTCTAAGTTGGGCTGTTCTACAGGAGTAGGTGCTTCGGGTGCACCCGCACCTCCTGCCTCACTTCTAGCTTTGGCGGAAGACACTGCCTCGTCAATTGAATTGAACGATGGATACGACTTGCCAGATGCAAGCGCCTTGCTAACAGCCGTCTCTTCGTCCACTTCTTTCCCTCCCCAAAGAGACGGTATATTTGTTGGTCTACCCCCATTTAGCTTTGGATTAGTAACTGTAATTGACACTTCGGTGGAGTAGGTGCCGTCAGCGTTTCGTCTGGCAGGTAGTCCGTCATGTGTTTTAGCCGTAATCTCAGGTTGTTCCTCACTATCAAACACTGACGCGTGATGTGCAGCCTTCTTCAAGTAGTCAGCAGTTTGTTTATCAGTCGGCATCTTGTTCTTAAGAACGTTTTTAGCTTGCTTCCACCCGCCATTGTAGTCAGCTATAGCAGCAACAATGTTACCCTTATACTGCTTGTGCAGAGTGTGGTTTAAATAGTCAGCAGCAAACCACACGTTCTCTAAGGGGTCAGCAGCATTGTGTACCCACCTATCCTCCATCAGCTTCATTGTAGCGTCCGTAAACTGCATAATGCCACGTGCTTTAGCCTTGCTAGTAGTGGTGCTGTCGTTAGTGGTGTTCAGTTGCACCTTACCGCTTTTGTCAATAAAGCTGTTCTCAGCGTAGAGTAGAGTACGCAAAGCGTTAGCAGGCAGCGTAAACTGTGCCTCTACAGCACGCACATAGTCAAGTATTCTAGGGTCGTTCCACTTGAGCTTAGTGCGCTGTTCTAGCGGAAGGTCAGCTAACTCTTTCCAAGTAGGCATGTTAGTTGGTCTCTTTTGTAGAAAGGAAGGATTTAAGAGACTGATAGACGACAGGACGAATAGGCTGACCAGCCTCATCACGGTTGGGTGAGAAAGTGCCCAGTGTAGCCTTGTCAGAATCATTAGTTGTCTCCGGTCCTCTTATCTTCCCCTCAACAGGGTTATACACTTTGGGAGTAGTTGTTGGCGCACTCGTTTCCCGTGGCGCAGTGTTTTTCCCCTGCATACGCAGGTTAGGATTTGCGGTGGCAGCACCCGTGCCCCCTGCTGTGTTGTCAAGTTGCTTGACAAGTCTTCCTGCCATTGTAGAGCCTCCCTCAATGTCTAAGTCAGTGTTAAACTGCCCGACAATGTGGTTCTTTACGTCTGTAATAGTGGTTGTTTTATCCGCCTTGTTTATAACAAGAGCCGACAACGCAGCCGTCTTAGACAGGTTATCTAAGTTGCGATTTAACTCGTCCGCATTAATCTCATGCTTCAGTTCTCTAAACACTGCCAGCTTGTTATACGGGACAAATCCATCATCAGTAAATGCACCAACCGTAAGTGCCTGTGTGTCGGGATTAATGCCTACACCAAGTCTGTGCTGCTGTCCCGTAAGTCGATCATTGATGTGTCTTTGCAGCGCCAGAACATCCCTAGATATTGCTGACATTAACGAGTTGTCTGACGAGGCAGTGACGCGGTTCCACATGTTTTTAGACAGAGTGTCTAGGTAGGGTTGTCTTTCGCTTTCAGGAATTGCTTTAACCATGTTGTCAAACGCTGAAGGCTCACCTGTAAACAATCGCCTTACTTTTTCACCGTTCTCTCCCATAGGTGATACTCGTGCAAGAGTCTGTGCCACACCATTACGCGTCTCTTCTGACGGAGCAACACCTATCGTTCCAGCACCATACGCAGAGACATCAGCCGCAGTGTTGTCGACCAAAACATGAAACGCAGCTTGTCCTGACGTGCCCTTAAGGGGCGCTTTTACGTCCGGTCCACTGAGCGACTGTCTAGCTGCTAGGTAGTCTTTAGTGGTCGTGCCGTAGGGATCATTTACAAAGTTTGCTACAACCCCACTTAATGCCGCTGTCATACCGGGCATAGTGTTACGCATTCCGTCCATTAGACGCTGTCCCTGTTTACGGATGTTTGGGTCGGGGTCTTGTAGTTGAGCGGTTATGTTCAAGAGCGATGTGACATCCTCACCTTTCGCACCAATTGCTTGAGTAATAGTGTGCATTGTGGTTGCACTGTTCAGCGCCGCTTGGCTTCTAGAGGTGAGGGCTGAGTTGTAAGTAGCGAACGTCGAGCGTGCAACGTTTACGTCCTCACTACCGAGTGTTTTAATGTATGATATCTTTTTGTCCAGTGCTGCAATATGGTTAGGATCAACCTTTCTCATCAAAAGAAGTTCCGATCTTTGGCGTTCAAGGTTATCAACTGTAGAGTTGACCAGCACACGTATACCTCCAACATTAGCTGCCCAAAATGCCGCGAAATCTTTAGGAGACATGTTAGTAGATACGTCTTGCATCCCCGGAATTTTATTCAGGTCTGCCATGAGTTGAGCTTGTGCCGCGTTTCCTCTAGCTATTGCTGCTTTACCTGCTTCAAACGCTTTGTCTTCGTCAGACACATCATTCCGTGCTCTAACACGCTTTGCAACAGCATCAGCTTGAGCAGCCGCAGCAATGCTTCCAGCAAGCATCCTGTGGTGCGGGTTAGTTGTTATAGCCGTAAACACATCTCCGCCAGCAATACCGAGTCTGTTATAAAACGCAAGCTGCACTTCAGGGTTTTCCGCAAGCGACTTGTCTATTGCCCTTGCTGCATCAGCATTCTTATCTGATCCTGCTTTGGCAGGTGTTGCTGTAAGTGCAGTGTTTACCAGTTGAGCATGGAAGTTAGATATACCTGTCTGCTCGTGAAAGATTCTACGTATGCGATCTGCTTCAGCAGGGTGCGCTGCAATTAGTTCTTTTTGTTTAGCAGCCAATCTAGCCATAGCATCCTGTGCAGTTATAACGCCTGCATTCACTGCGCCCTGTGTTTTGCGAGCAAACTCCCCCATCTGGTCAGCAACCGCAGACACCACTTTAGGCCCAACAAATGTAGCATTCTTTCCTTGAGGAAGGTTTGGGTTGTAAAGGTAGTCTGTAATCTTATTTATTTCAGCAAGTGTTGTAGCACCTACATACCCCTCATACGCAGCCTTACCTGTCTCTGTTGCCCTGTCAAGAGCAAAGGCGTTTGTAGTTGACGCGACTTTTGAAGACTGTCCCTGAAGCTCTGCCGCAGCACCTTCTGCCTGACCTGCGGCTACAAGTAGCTGGTCATTGCCCGCAGCGGCAGCAGTGCCGTTGCCAAGTGTCGGTGCAAGGTAATCATCGCGTGTTACTGTCTTAGTCTTTGCCATTGTTTTTCTCCAGTGGAACCGTGCTATACTGCTCTTTAGTCGCCGTAAACGGTGCGGAATTAGAAACAGTTCGCCCGTATGATTTTTCCAAAAGTTTTGTAACCTGATCTTGTATTGCTGCCCGATGTGTCGGCTTTGTACGTTCAAGATACTTCTGAACATAGTCCCATTCTATTGTATTTCTATCCGGCATCATCAGGTCATACCTACGCTGTAACGTGTCACCAAGCTCTGTATCACCTGCGTTGTATGCAGTGAGGATTTTTACACGTTGTTGTGCCAACCACTTACCTACATTTTCCTCTATGTGTTTCTTGTAGCGTATCTCATCTTTACGAAGACGGTAGTAATCAGTTAATGGAACACTTGAAAAACCAATTAGCTTTGCCCACACTTCTGACGTGCTTAGTGGCGCTATATACTGTCCAGTAGAGGTTATTAGCTTGTTCTGGTTGTTTGCATAAAGCCACACTTTTTGTGCGTTGTTAAACTGGCTAGACGCAGAAGCGGCTATGTCAGCCAAGTCTGACAGCACTTGTCTAGGCGTAGCCTCATCGTTTTTAACCAGCGTTCTTAAGAACGGACCAAATCCAGCAATGGCTTTAATGGTTCGCATAGACGCGCCTAACAACACCTCGGCGTAGTCCTTCTCATTATTAACCAACTCTTCAGCTATTTCTGAAAAGCCAAACGGTGACAGCCGCTTACCAACTGACAGTCGTGTACTGGTGCCAAACATGTGTTCACTCATTAGGTTGATAGTCGCAGCAATAATACCTTCAGACACAGCTAGGCGAGCGTTATATCGTGCGTCAGGGTCTTTTATATCTAAGGAGTTCATGAAACTCTCACCCAACGTTTCTTCAACCAAGTCTCCCATACCCATGTTTGAAACACCGTATAGCACAGTCATTCCTGTAACAATCTTAGCCCACTCAGCACGAGTAAAGCCTCTTTCAAGCCCCTTCTTACTAAACAAGCCTGCGGTGAAGTTTCCAACAAACTTCAAACTATACTGCATAAACTGCAACGGTACACCTACGGCACCTCGTGTAAACCACGCCTGATTCCCTTTAGTCATATTCTGAGTGAAGTCATCTTCCATCTGAATGGCTTTACGAAGAACAAAGTCATCCAGCAAGTTTACATCACCTTTTTCTTTTAGAATACGTCTAGCAATGTCGAAGGATATTAGACGTGAAAATTCTTCACCGCGATTAAAGAAAAAGTAACTTGTCTCGGCAGCAGCTCCTTTAGTTCTGCTAAACAAGTTGAACGCACCGTCTGTTTTTGTATAGTCGGCTGTAGACTGAATACCGGATATAATGCCGCTTTTTTTAACAGCCTGAACCAACTCTACAAAATCGTTTACACTGGTAAATCCCAACGTACCTACCTGTGCAAGTCTAGCCACTCTGCGCCACATAGCCGGATTGTCAAACATAAGTGCAACACGTAGCGGAAGTGCAGTCATTGCTGCCGACACTCCGTGAACAGGATGAAGAACCGCTGCTACGGACGCACCTGCCATCTGAACAAACAGTTGCCCAATGTTCAGCGTGCCCAGTGTGAGGTGGGAAGTTAGGCCACGCAAATCGTCCACAGAAGACGACTCTCTAAGATACATACCTAACTGTTTCCTAAACCAGCCAGCATTGGGATTGTTTAACAACTTCTGAGAAAAAAACTCTTGATACTCCTGAATCTTTTGTTCGTGAGCTGTTTTGGCACCCAACTGTTCGTTAATATACTGCCACGCACGCTCTGAGAACAGTTTGTCTCTGTTGTCAGACAACGCAGAAAGACGTACACGCCTATATGCAACGAACGCGTCTTGAGGGGACATGGAGCGAAGTGCAGCAGGTAATGCTCCTGTTTCAACACCGTGATTGTGCCACCGCTGTATAGCCGAAGCACGTAGCTCGTATACCGACATCAGACGAGACACAGACGTAAGCTCTGCCGCCAAACTCTGCTCTACGGAAAGCGTGTTAGCTCTCACGGGGTTGTCAATTGGAACCAACTTCTCATTACGTGAGCCGTTAAACAACATACCGTTGCTAGAAACAGCATCGACAAAGTTGCTCATATACTCGTCCTTGCTGCGACTAACACGCAACACTGCTTCATCTGCCCACGACATTTCACTTGACATGAGAAGTTTGTAAAAGCTATCAGGGTCTTCCCACTTGCCAATTGTAGAGCGAATTAAGTCGAGCGTCAGCACGCCACGTTTCTTAGCATCTAACAACAAGTTAAATCCTTTTACATACGCCTCTGCCTCTGCGTTGTTCTTAGCTGTTCGTAAGGTCTTTTGGGCTGCTTCACTAACTCCGTCAACTACACGTGTCCCATTGACGGAAATAAAGAACGGGTCATCATATATCCGCTGAAACTCCCCCGGTCTGCGGGGAATTATGGAACGTATTTCAGCAGCATTAACTTTATCTGCCTCGTCAAAAAACCTGCGGACAAAAACGCCACCGACTTGTTCGGCTTCACTTAGTTCTACCACTTTAACCTTACCTGACTTAAGAGTTGTAAGTAGTTCATCGTCCACATCTACGTGTTTGCCTAACGCCACAGAAAAAATCTTACCGCCTTTCAACGAAGAAGGGTCTGCTAAAACTTTACCTGCACCTACAAGCTGTGATGTTCCGTCAAGTGAAAACTGCACGTGTTGGTCATACCCACGAGCTTTAAGAGTTCTAACTCCAGCCTCGTCTTTAATGTCGTGCAGCATGTTCCTAAGAACACGTGTGCGTATGTATCCCTCAGTGATTTTTTCAACTTGTGCAGGGGTAAAGTGGTCCGCAAGTTTAGACGCAATTTCAGTTGCAGAAAACTCTTTGCCCAATCCGCCGAAGTTAGACGCAGTGTCTCCCTCTGAAAGAATGGAGTAGAGTGCGTTACGTTCCTTACTATTCAGTGGGTCTATTGCCTTTTTATAAAAGTCTGTAAGGATGCGTCGGTTGCCAGCAGTTACGTGCCATGCGGCAGTGAACTGGTCTACCAACAGTGACGAGGACATGTGCTTATCGTCAAACCCAAGAATGCGATTCATTGACGCAATGTCAGTGGGGTCAAATCCACCCACTGCTTTAAGCATTGTCGGGTCTTCTCTCACTTGAACAACACCGTACCCTTGAAAGCCTTCGTCCTTGAGAGCTTTCAACTCAATTAGTTCTTGTTCTTTAGCAGCAAGCATGTCCTCAAGAACTTTACGTGCCTTCACTTTAATGTGCGGCTTACCCAACTTTGGAAAACGAATTCCACCGTCAGGGGTTCTCGGCAACTTACCTTGAGCAACAAGTGACGAAATGAGAGTGCGCTGATCTTCTTTAGCAGAGTCTATTAGTTTCCAACTGTTCTCAAGAACAGCAGAAAGTGCCGTAGGTTCAGCCTTACTTCCCTTAAACATCTCAACAATAAACTCTGTAATGGCATCCCACACAGACCGCTTACCACCACCAAACTCTTTGCGTATTGTTTCCGCATCGAACAATTCAGAGAGAGGAATCTTCTGAAGAGTCTTCATAAACTCTCTGTTAGATAGTGCTTCGGCAACCATCTCATGCACGTCGGTCAGTCCGTAATAACGGTTTAACAGTCGCTCTGCGTTTTCTCCCACAATTCCAAGACCACTCTGAATTGCGTCCAAGTAAATCTCGTGAACATCGCGCAAACTGTTTCCATAAGGAGCAAAGTCGGATTGAATCATTGCACGGAAAATTCTGTCCAATTTACGCACAGCGGTTTGCTGTGCGGTTGTAAACTTGACAGCCTTATTTGCCTTGTTCATTACAACTGAACCCCTATCAGCTTGCATGATAGCGTCAATTGTTTGTGTCACTACGCTGTGTATAACCTCATGTAGTGCAGTTGCTTCGTCAGGAACCCCGTTCTTGAACTTAGTTACGTCATATCCTAACGTGTCTTCAATTGTTCTATACAGCCCCACAGGTCCGCTTGAGCGTTCAATTTGCGACATCGGTGTAAGCTGAACGTTTGACAAGTCGATTGCATCGTTCTGCCGAAGGCGTTGAGCAATCTTTTGTATGATGGGGTCTTTACTCCCATCTGCCAAAGCGTCTACAATCTCGGCTGCGTTTACCGGCCCGTTAAGAATGCGGTCTTCATCAGACCTTGTAAACAAAGATGAGTATGCCGGATTATCAATTTTCTTACCGGACAACACGCCAACACCTGAGTTTGCAGCACGTCCTGCCGGGGTTTCTTCTGCTGCCCTAGTAGCGTTGTTCTTAAGAACGAGTTCACGAAGCGTAGCCACATCCTCTTCAAGCGTAGGTATTTTGTCAAGAGCTACAGCAAATCCCGTATTACTTTTGGCCTCAATAATTTTAGTTGCACCAGAAAGCGTTTTAGCATACGCCTCTGCTTCTTCACGTGTTTTAAACAACTGTCCCTTGTCGTTGCCGTGAACAATCTGCACCGACACACCGCGCTCACTTGCCTCAACTGGAAGGACGTTAAGAACGTGCGGGTTGTTTTGTGCAACTTGCTTAGACGCCTCTTTAATAGCTGCTGCAACCTCGTCATCCGTCTTGCCTGACGAGAACAACAGCGAACGCATCCCTTCAATTGCGTCTAGGGCGTCTTGCCTAATACGCTTACCTAATGCTTGGTTTACGTTATCAAGCGATGTTCCTATAATGTTGTTAAGCGTATGTGCGCGGGCCATCTCTAGCGCCTCAGTTTTGCTAACGCCTAAAGCATTGTCCCCACCTCTTAACGCCGTACTAAACGCCTGTTCAGCAACCTCTTCTGAGCCACGTGTTTCTTTCATCACCCTAGAAAGTTTGCCACGGAGCGAGAGGGCTTTTAGTCCTCGTATACCGGCTGCACCAGCAGCGCGAACAATGCCACCCACTAAGGCAACGTCGGCCACTAGCCCTGCTGCCGCCAACTTTTCACTTGTTTTAAGGAAAAAGGGAGTCTCTTCCAGTTCATACCACTTATCATGGTCTAGGTTAGGGTCTGCAATAGAAGCTATTACAGAGAACGCATAAAAATCATTTCCTTTTGTTTTGAGAAGTTCATACAAGTTAGTAAGTAGTTCTTGTTGAGAACCTCGGTCCAGAGTGTTAATATATCTACGCATCTGAAGCACAGCTTCTTCAGCACTACGTTGCCTGTCTAGTCCTGTAATTTCTGCAATTGCATTAGGGACAATTCCAAACTCTTCATAACTTCCCCACGGAGTCATTTCGGTAGCTAAAAACTGCACGAACGTAGCTGCCTTACCTACGTAAGATTCAGGAACAGCATCTTTAGCCAGTGTTCCCACAAAGTTTTCCCACGACACACCCGCAGCAGTGTTAGTGGCTGATCGGTTTAGTTTAGCTACGTCCGACGCATCTCGCGGGGGATAGGGTCCGGTAGCAGCAAGTTGTTCGTGTGTGTTTTTAGTAACCTTAAACAGCTTTGTAGACAATGACTGTGTTGAGTTGCGAAGGTCTTCCTGTGCCTTTGAATAGTCAGCAAAGAACTTTGCCTTGCCAGCATCCCCGCCCATAGCAGCACTAAACGCCTGTTCCCTAGACGCGGATATTTCATTTTGCAAATAGGTTTCAAATGACCTGTCTATTGGAAACGTAGAACCAGCTTCCAATTGTGCAGCGTTTTGAGCAGGGTTGGAAGGAGTGCCATTAAGCCCGTCGTGTGCCGACACAAACCCCGCCGCTTTAGTCGGGTTAAGTAGGCGTGTCTCCGCATTTTCTGTGGACGATATTTCTATAGTAGGATCGTAAGTGTCGTCGTTAAGCCCACTATCCAGTGTAGGATCGTATACTTGTTCTTCTGTCATAGGTTGCATTAGTTAGCCTATACTTTTAAAAATAGATTGAAAGCCACCTGCTTTGGAAAAGATTGTTCCGCCAAGTGTAGCAAATGCAGCGCCCATAGACGCCCGTCCCTGTGCGGCAGCAGCGTCTCCAGCAGCAGCGCCGTAAGCAGCTTTAGCCTGTCCAATAGCGGCAGATTGAGCAGCCGACTGTGCTTGTAATCCTGCCGTATCTGACATATAGCTGAGGTTTGAAGACAACTGCGCTCCTAGCGACGACATGCCGCCAGCATATCCTGAGCTACCCAACGTCCCTCCAACAGCACCACGGGCTGTTAATGCCCCACCTGCCCTATAACGCTCACGTAGTTGTTGCCTAATGGCCCTAATGTTCTGTATGTCAGCCAGTTTTTTAGAAATGGCGTATTGCTCTCGCAGTGCAGCCGCCTGATCTTGCTGTGCCGCTGCTTGCGACTTGAGGGCGTCAGATTGGTCTTTACCCGCTTGTATTTGCGCTACTGTTCCAGCCACATTAGTAATTGCACCGACAACAGGAGCTACTTTAGCACCGACATCAAATATGGTGCTTACAGCACTCCCAACTGTACCTAGCGCACTACCAACTGTTTCTCCAAATATGGATGAGAGTAGGCCACTGCCCGCAGCACTAGCGCCTGCTGTAGTAGCTGCCCCAGTGCCCAACACCTCTGTGCCAAATGCTGCACCAGCAATTTCTCCTCCATACGCAGCTCCCGCACCTGCGGTTGTAGCTGCTCCGGCACCTGTGGTTGCCGCTGATGCGGTCATCAGAGAGTTTAATCCAAATCCAGCACCAGTAAGTAGTGCTGCTCCACCTAAAAACTTCTTGAAAAAGTTTTTATCACCCTCTGAATAAAGTAGGGGAGTGTTGACATACTGCGGATTTAGGAAGTCTTGCGTATCTGGAAGAAGGAAGTTGGAACCGACTTGCTCTCCGCCTCCATACAAATACTTTAAATAACTTTCTGAACTATCAAACCCCAACTGCTTTAGTTTTCCAGACTCTTGTGCCGATTGTAGAAAACTTGTGTCAATGACACCAGCACGCTGCATGTTCTGCTGTGTCATGTTAGCGATTAGGTTGTTTAGGTCGTCTCCAAACCTAACTCTTTCTCCATCTTCATTCCTGTAGCTAATGTCTCCGTCTTCTTCATACCTAGTGACACCTTGTGACGACAGGTAGGACTGCTCTGTCGCCATCAGCGCATTAATCTGGTCTTGTGTAAGTCGTGCCATGTCTATTCCTTTTTGCAGTTAGACGTTAGTTCCGCCATACAAGAACATTGTCCATCCCAAAATACGCATGTCGTAATCAGGGTCAGCAGTAAATTTAAGTTGTAGTGCTTTGCCTCTACCGCGTAGTTTGTTTTTTGTAATCACTACAGGGTAGCCGTCATCAAACGTTGCTCCAGAAGGAACAAACATCCTACGATGTCTATACACTTCTTGTCCACCATCCCACTTGTTAGCATTAACACTGTCTGTAAAATCCCAACGTGATTGTAGTGTGCAACTACTTTCGTTTAGAGGGTTGTCGTCAATGTCAAACCCTGTTTCAGTTCTCTCCATATACACTGTGCAGTAGGACGACTGTTTGCCCTTACTGGGTCCATTAGGAGCAAAGCTATAGCCAGTTATTAGGTAGCACGTTTGTGCAACTCCCGTATCATCAAAACTATACCAATCGTAAAACTTATTCGGAGCATCTTCTGTAGTTAAAAAATCAGCAAACGTAATTTCAAACACGCTACTATCGGGCACCACTGTCAAAAACTTAAACTGATTCTTACCTGTAGACGTAATGTCAAGGTCAGCGGTGACTGTGTTAGAACTTGCATCTTCAACTGTGTCTCCAGCAGAGTTTACAACTGTAAATTCCAACTCGCCTATCAGCGTTTCCTTAGTTACAGTGATGTCTGTAAACATTGGAAGAGACGTGTCTGTAGGAAAAGAGAATGTGTAGAATGCGCCACTACGGGCGTCCATTGCAAGGATGTTAGTTTTCTTAAATGCAAACTCCGCATCGTTAGTTGTGAGCGTACTATTGTATGCCCAATACACCACCTTGTCTGCGGGATTGTATGCTCCTGCGGCATACTGCCGTGCAAGTGCGGGTATACTGTTATACAAGGTCTTAATGTTCAGGTCAGTGATTGACTCAACTGCCAACAGTCCTTGCTGTGTGTTTCCAAGTTTACATATACCACTGTAGCCCCAATACAAAACACCGTCATCCACACTCACTGCACTCTTCCAGCTAACACACCCCAAGTTGCTTAACTTCTGCACTTCATATCCTGTGGCCGTAAAACCACTGGTAGATGTTCCTAGAATAGCCCACACACCATTACTGGCAAGAATAATGACACCGTTATTAAACGAAAAAATGTCAACAATCTCACCACAATCTTGAATAAAAATTACGCCACCATCACTGTCAATGAGGTCAGAAATAACTTCTGACGTGGGGTCAGCATCCTGATAACACTTACCATACTTGTCCAAGTCTAAAGCCACCTGACTAAAAAACACAGCCGAACCTAGACGAGTGCTTTGCACACCAGCAAACCACGCCCTACCTGCAAAGAAGGCACATACAGCAGGTCGGTAGTTGTCTGTCACAGACGCTATACCGCCAATACCGGAAGCATCACTTCTATCTTCATCAAACGCTTCTAAAATATATCTTCCTTTAGGAGCAACTGACGTTCCAAAATCCTGCTTATCAAGCACTGTGCTATCAAAGTCGTCATTGGTGTCTTTGCCATATATCCAGCTCTGCGAATTGGAAGGATAATAACCTGTTGCCGTATAGTAGTCATTAATCTTGGTTGTATCCCACCCCTGATTGAACAGGTTATATTTATGTGCATCTGTGAGAGTGGTTGGGCGCTCATTCACTTCCAAGCTGTCGTCCAACCCTTCAAAGTCACGCGTCTTAATTGTAATTGGAGTTACCGTAATGCTGTCGCCATCAGCGTCATACTCTACAACAATAGGAGTTGTATCACGTGACGTAATAATGAGCTTTCCAGCAGCACTGGCACACTTAATCGGGGCAGTGCCTATGATTGACGGATTACCAGCAGGGTGATAGCTGTTCAGATCGATTGAGAATGCCTTGAGGCCGGTGGACGTAGCAATTGGTGAGTCTATATAAAACCTCACGTACCTACCGGCTTGAGCAACAATAAAGTTAAGGTCGCCATCACCACCTACAGCAATCCACTTACCTGAAGTAAAGGCATACTGGTTTTTATCAGCAGCACTTATAGACAGGCTCGTGTTGGTTGCACCGTTCTCTAGGTCAATCCCTACCCTGCGACTAATCCTACCATTAATGTTAGGGATAAGATTGTCTCCATCTTTCCACGTATTCTTAGGAAAGGTAAAGTAGGTTGCCTCTGTATTAAGCCCCGCTACGAATGTAAACTGTTCGTCTTGTGCGGAAGTGATTGTCACGCTAGGATGTCCTTACCATAGCGTGCCACTACCATTTTACGAATACGGTCGATAGACGTAAACTTCCCCTTAAGTTCGTCAGGAAGATTGCCGCCACCAGTGAAGCGCAGAGAATACAACCCTGTTGAAGAAACATCACACACGAGTTTTTTCTCGCCTTTGTCTACACTCTCTTCAAAGTTTTTACGTGTTTCTTTCTGCTTCTCTTTACGCTGTGCGTTTTTACGCATCACTTCATCAAACACTGTGTCTTTACTTTCGTCCATAGTTCACCTTAGTATTCCATTTAGCTTCGCTGGCATTGTTTCGCCAAGCCTCGTTTTGAAATATGTTTCTTCCACGCTGGCTCTTACGTGCTTCGTTAGCGTTGGGCTGCTGTTTCAGGTTAATGAATGCGGTGCTTTTACACTCTGCCAACAATGTTGGAAACATCTTAGCAGGCAGGTCGGGAGTAAATCCGTCTGTGTGTGTCCATGTCGGAACACGTGTTCCAAAGCAAACGTTCTTACTGGTTTGCAGGGTAGTGTCCTCGTCTAAGTCAATTCCGTCAAAAATAAAATACTCATCGTCAAACGTTGTGTAATAGAGTGGGTCACGGTTGATGACAAACTTATTACTATTAACTACGTCTGCTGTAACTACACGCTGGTCAAGCATGTCTTGAAACTCTTTGGGGTCAAGGTAGGTAACATCTTTACCATTATATTTAATCCACTCAACTTTTGAGTAGGTGTCAAGCAACTGCAAATAGGTAGGGCGAGAAGAATCAGACAGCCCTGACATGCTGAATTTCGTTCCTAAGAACGGCCAATCACGTTGGCTTACCAATTCAAAGTAGCATTCTTTAACTACAGTGGCTACCTGCTCACTCTCAATTGTGTCGTCAATACTATTTACATTATCACTGTCCATTGCGCTCATCACGCTCTGGACAATTTCTAACAAGGTCATGGTTGCCATTATATCTTACCTATTTTTACTTTAACACACGTTCCTTGAATTGCACCATTCGGGAACATCTCAGAAAATTTTTGAATAATTTCGTTTCCGTCAGCTAAACACTCGGCTTCAACTGAATACACTTGCACAGGTGTTGTTGCAAAAGAACACTGCCCTTCAACACATGCGAACAACACCGCTACAAAAAATGTATCCATAAAGCCTCCTTATTAAGACTCTTTTAACAGAAACACACTAAAATTAGCTGCTTCAACTACTACATCATCGGTGTTACCTGCTTCATCACTTTCAATGTAAATAGTAAGCACATCATTAACTGCTAGGGTTACAATTCCAGCTAACATAATTGTGTCAGTATCACTTGATCCAGAGAAGTAGTGGCGAATGCCCACTGAACTATCTTCTGTACCGTTTACACGTAAGTGTAATTGGTAGAGGCCAGCATCACCTGCTGCGGCTGTTGCAATAGAAAACACGCCGTGTACTTTATACACACCTGCTGTTAGCACTGTTATTTGGTCGTTAGTGTGATCTGATGTCATTCCATTACTAGGACCATTAGCCGTAAACACGGCAAACTTCTTTGCAGTAGTACCGATTGTGGATATGGCTATTGATCCATCTTTAGAGTAGATGTTTCCATAGACGTGTCCGCCACCCTGTTTCCAATCACCGCTGCCGCCACCATCAGCTACGTAAACATCACCAGAAGAGGCTGTAGCCACTCCTTTAGGCTCATGTAGGTTAGCACCTGTTAAACTAGCGTGAGATACATTTGGCACAGTCTTCTCCTTAAAGTGGGGAGAGAGTTTCCTCCCTCCCCGTTACACCGTTAGATGTAAGTTACAACCAGCGAAGCACTGCCCGCTGTCCAATCAACGTCAGCCGAAGCAACGTCAATCGTGTCAGCAGAACTGTACAGCTTCATCTCACGCGATGTAGCGTCACCGTCAGCCGTGTCGTCATAGACGTACACGCCATCAGCAGCAATCACCGCACCAGCCGTGAGGTTAGCAACAGCACCAGCCGTAGTTGTGTGATAGCCGTTGTCGTCATTGCCGTCACCGACAATGAGGGCATTGGAACTACCGGCCCACGCACTGTCAACCACGATTTTGACTTCAACAATACGGCTACCAGCAGCAATGGGAACATTGACCGCAGCAGCAGCGTTGATGTCTTTATACGTGAATTTAACAGCAGCCGTTTTCAGTCCGCCCGCACCCACATAGCTCTTAGCAATGCTGCCAGTGATAGTGGGCTTGTTCGGGCCGAAACCAACAACCAGACCGTCCGAGTTGGTCCAAGAAGAACCACGATTTGCAGAAGTAGTCATGTCATCTCTCCTTAAGCGATAGTGTTAGGAGTGAGCGCAACTACCATGCTCTCCGGGCGATAGAGTTTCAAGCCAAAGCGTGCGTTCATGACATACTCGTCACGGCGCATATCTTTGTTACGCTCAAACTCCACACGCGGCTCTTGACGCCATGCGCCCACGAACGGTGTTTCGTCCATGCCGCCAAGCGAACAGAACAGGTTTTGAACAAAACCAGTGGACGTAACCGACGCACCACCAAGACCCGAATTTTCATCCGAGGCAGTTGTGGACAGGTAGTTAGAAACATAAACGTCAAAGCCGTAGATGTTTTTAACAAACGCCATACCTGTGATGTCGTTCACAAAACCAGTGTTGACCAAACCTTCAAAACGCGGGTTGTTGCTCACGTTAGTAACGTTGGTAAGAGTGTTAAGAACATACTCTTGCGACGGATCAACAATCGCAACACGCATACCAGTACAATTGGCCTTATCCAGAGCAAACTTAGCTTTCGCAAAGTCACCCAGTGTCAGGTTGCCTGATGCTTCCGAACCAACAAAACGATGTGCCGCACCATTGATGGTGTTAGCATCAGCCAGTGTTTGCTGACCAGCCAGCGCGAAGATGGATGTCTCCAAGTTTTCTTCAATTGCACGACGCATTTTCGGAATGAACGAGGCAATGAGCTGGTTCGCATAGAACGCGTCTTGCTTCGCTTTGTCCGTGATGTACGTGGCAGACTCAACATAACGATCAATCGTCAGGTTGAACTCACCAGTGTCCATCGCGTCATAAACAACGGGTGTTTCTTCTGCGGTTTCACGCATCGGAATCTCACCAATTGACGGAATTGTCAGTTGGTTCCCGTCAGGGAAGTTGCTCAGCCACCGCACGTACTTTTGACCTTGAAGACGATCTTTCAGGATTTCCTTGAGTTGGTCGCTCCAAATCTCAGCACGAACGAGGTTGGCATTTACTGCATCATAATTGTGTGCCATAAATCGCTCCTATTTATTTACCGTAATAGAGGTTGGGATTGCTCCTAACCGATGTGTCCATTTGCAGTTGAAAATCTTGACTGTAATAGAGGGAAGGGTTAGTACGACGAACATTGTCAAAATATTCTTTAGTACCTACTTTTGTTACTCTGCCAGTGTTGCTAACAGAGCTGTAGTTTACTGTCGTATTCACACCTCCTGTGTCTGCTACAGTCGGTTGTTTTTGTTCTCCCGCAAACAGTGATACAAACTTATCTGGATCAACAGAAGCCAACTCAGTGTACACGCGATGCAAGTCGGGAGTTACGGCAACCGCAGCAAACTTCTCTGCTGCTTTTTCACCAAACAACTCTTTCATTTTAGCATCAGCTTTAAGAATGTTTTCTTGACGCCGCTTCTTTGTTTCCAGACCCGTTACAGTAGCTTCAACCAACTTAGTAAGGTCTCCTACACTGGGCTGTGGTGCCGCAACCGGCTGGTCTGCTGGCTGTGTAGTCTGTTGTTGTTGCAACCGTTCTAAGACATCATCAATGTTTTTGGCAGAATCCGCTTTCTCTTTAAGCTGTCGGTTTTCAGCCTTCAACTGTTCGATAAAGCTATCAGCATTAACGTACGCTTTAGCCAAGTCATCAACTGTCTTATACTTCCTACCCTCACCTACAAGGGCAGCTACCATCTCAGATTGTGTCTGAGTAACAGAAGAGGTGTCTTCTGCCTGAGTCGTAGCGGTTTCAGTTTCCTGCGGTGCATTGTCTGCTGTAAAAATTGTGCCATTGTCTGACATTTGAATCTCCTTAAAATTGTCCTTCTATTGATATATTAGTAAAAAACACCCTGTTTGTCCAATCTGTTTTTAACTTTTTTTACTACCTTCAGGCAACATATCTATAACTTCTTGATATGCTTGTCTTTTTCCTGCTTCAAACGCTAATAGTGCATAATGGTTAGGGATAGAAAAATCATCAGATTTAACTTTATTTGTGGAACTTTTTAACTCTTCTAGTGCCTTATGTAGTGAAGACAACCCATATTGCATGTTGTTCCATGTTTTTTCCCAATCTTCTTTAGAGGAATCTTCAGGTTTATGCTTAATGAGAATGTGTTTCATTTGTATAATTTCCTATTCTTGAAGATAATACTACTCAGTAGGAATCTGCTGCTCTACTTGCATGTCTTCACTCAACTGGTTCATCAAGCGTTGAGTCTGAGCTTGTTCAAACAACATGACGTTATCCTGAACAATCTTGTAGTTAGACCATCCCAAGTTTTCCTCAAGGGCTTTAGCAATGGCCTTTCCAGAGATGTGTGCAGCCACGCTAGGAATGGAGGCCACAGTTTGTACAGTTTGAGCCAACTCCTGAATAAACTTAGCTTGTTCTGCAAAGTGGCGTGCACCCATCGGGTAGAGCGTTCCCTTACCCACCAAGTCGTCTTTTGTAACCTCAATAAACTCTTCGTGTCCAAAGTCAGGATCAATTGCCTTAATCTGCTCAACCGCACCAAAGTTACGGCGGCTTTCTTCAAGCATAGAGTTAATGAGCGGTTCAAGTATATTCTTTTCAAACCAATTGACCTTACTCTGGAAAATGCGTCCAGCAGCATTCTCCAACACCTGCACTTCATACTTGGTTTTTTCACCCGGAGTGCGGATACCCATAGCCTGCTTGGGCGCACCTGCCAACTCTTCCATGCGGTTCATCAATTCTACAATTTGCATGTCCGCTTGCAGGGCAGTGGCATCAGGGCGCATAAACTCTACGTCTCCCTCATCACCACAGAAAATAATCTCTCCCGGCTGATACTCAAACTCCTCAACTGTAATTCCCTTAACCTTAGCTACCGGATAAGCAATCTGGTCAAACACGTCAGCTTTAAGGTTTTCCAAGTGGTCGATGCGGTATTGCATCCCCATCAGTTGATCCAACGGACCTTGCGCCCACAGATTATCGCTGCGAAGACGCCAGCCACAATGGAAGAAAGGTTTCTTTCCAAGCCAGCTTTTGTTGGGCTGGTTACGGAGAATAAGGCGACGGTCTGCAATGGTTATGACGACATCACGAATATACTTGCCGCTGTCTCTGTCCCAAATGTCTCCCCAAAACTCAATGAGTTCAACAAGGTCGGAATTAATATATTCGTCCAAACTACCGAAGCCGTCAACCGTCAGCCCGTTCTGCTTATACTTCTCAGGAGAGTCGCGGTAGGATGCACGAAACGCCATCAGTTCCTTGACTACCTTCTTATCGTATCCAAGTGTCGGATTAGTTTCAACATCACTCATCAAATCGCCGACGCTCTTAAGAACGCGGCGAATAAACGGACTACTCTCAAACGACGTTGCCAGCGGATTAATTACAACATCCAGCGGGTTGACACGAAACGCTTTGGGGCCAGTGTAGAGGTTTACCTTTTCCCCAGTAGCGGGGTCTTCTTTGGTTTCCGACACAAACTGATGTCCTACAAACACATTGCCGTAATCAATGTAGTCGTAAACCAACTGAGAGACAAGAAGCTGAAAATTAGACGCTTTCAGTTTTTGTTTCATGTAATTGACAATGGCGTTTCGTTTTCTAAGCACGTCCTCATTCTTTTCTGTGCTTTCCCACGTAAACCAATCCTCAGATGGGAACAACGCTGCCATATAATTAGCATGGAGGTTGTCCCTAATCTGCGTCAGCTTGGGAGTGACAGTGGAGTTTTTCCACGGGAGTTTTCCATTCTCCGTGCTGCGAGTGTCTGTTGCAAACAAATACTCTCGCAGGTCTTCTTTTTCTTCTTTCCACGTAGCGCGGGCAGCGTCCCACTTTACCCAGTAGTCTACAATAGTAGTGGCTAGATGTTGGGGTTCGTCATATTGAATTTGAATGTTGTCTTGCATACAGTCTCCTATTAAGCTGCAACCCCACCAAATCGGGTGGAATAAACTACCGTATTATCTTTACGCCCCCACGTGCTTTTATTGCCCATAGGAGCTTTGGCTATTTCTACAACACTGGCAAGTGCGTCTTTTACGTCATCGTGTTCAGGATTAGTCATCAACAACTCTTCTTCTAACACTTGGCAGTTGCCTCCCTTATAGTGCCAGATAGTTTGGTTTGAATAGCGCGGCTCCAGAATTGCGCTAATGCGCTCTTCCTTCCTCATGTTACGTGGAGGGTTGTATTCCTCGATAGAGAAGAATACGTCCTGACTACGCATATACTCTCTAAACTGCGTGACAATAAGGCGCTGTGCTGCAACCACTTCCGCCCTTAGTTTCCTAAACTTCCACTTCTTATAGCACTTCTCAACTCTTTCAAACATTGTGCTAATTTTGTTTGTTTTAAATCGGTCTATGTCCAGAACGTAAATTGTGTTGTCCTCATCCACCCCAACTACAACTAACGCAGTGTAGTCTGACGTGTTGTTGACAGTGAACGCAAAGTCTATAGCAGCAAAAACGTTCAACATTTTTTCACCAATGTACCAGACTCCACTTACATTTTCCACCTTCTCTTTCTCATACCACTGGAAGTTGTCCTTGTTTAAATACTGGTTTTCTATAGCGTTAGGATTGTTGTAATACTGGGCGTAAAACTGTGTTACGTCCAAATACTTTGCTTTCTTACGAGCCAGCTCCCTATCATCAAACCCAAAGCTCTTCCCGTCTTTTCGACGTTGTTTGGGCCAGAGAAACTCTCCGTTGGTTTCAACCTGACGCTCAAACACTTCATACACTGAAAACTCATCGTCTTCTTCTGTCTTTTCGTTGTACACAGTCTCTACCATTTCCATCAGGTCTTTGTACAAATCCGCAGGATGGTAGCGCGTCCCAACTACCCACTCTTTCGCACCTGTTGTCTGAATAGACGACAACTGAGAGTAGGTGGCCCTCACTTGGTCCCTCCCTATTTGCGTATAGGCGTTGCTAGGCACCACTACGTCATCCAGCACGGCTACATTACAATGCAACCCTGTCATGTTGGCTGTAAGACCGCACGCCTTAATTGTAGCATCTCGTACACCTTCTGCCCTACGTTTAGGATGGTCCACACTAATCTCATCCACTGCCCATCGTTCTCTCTTGTTCTCGTTTTCGTTAAGCATCTCCGGCCAATAAAACCGGTAGATGTCGCTAGTGAGAATGTCTTTAATAGCTTTAAGCTGCTTCTCTGCCAAATCTGCTGTAGCACTAACGTATAACACAGTGGTTTCTGGATGCTTAGTAATCCACCACGCAGTACGGTAGGCAATCATAGCACTCTTCTGGTGGTCACGCGGAAGCAAGACAAGTTGGTTGTCTTTAGCGTCAGCGCGACACCACCAGTTACACAACTCTTCGTGTATGCTGCCCAACACACGATGCGGAGCGACAAGTTTAATGAACGTAATTAAATCTTGTTCCGCAAGTGTGCGAACGTGTTCTTTGTCTGCCTTACTTATTTTCACTTCATCTTTCCAGAACGAGTGCGTTTATAGCTACGATTGCTACTAGCCGACTTTACACGCCAGTTGGAAGGACTGTTGCTGCCTCCCTTTGACAGTGGGCGTTTGTGGTCTACGTCCTTACCGTCTCCTTTCCTGACCTTACCTTGACGCTCAAGTGTACGACGCGCCTTGTTACGTTTAGCCCGCTTCTTTTTAACAGAAGGCTTACCGTCGTAGTTACGGTATTCTTGTTTGTAGTTACGTTTATAATTAGGTGAGGACGGCATTACTTACCTCCCTTCACTACACTAATTCCAAGTCGGGTCATGTCTTCATGCAGCCGCTCGGACAGCACTTCTGTAATTTCTCGCTCTTCTTCCTTACCCTTCTTACTGCGTTTGTCACGCATAGTAAACCCTCCTTCAGCAATCCATTTAGCAGCAGCCGTTCCTTGATTGGACGCAGAGTGCCTAACCATTTTTCTCACTGCATCACTTCGCATCTTAATTTCCAATTCAATTGCCCACTTGTCGATGATGGGTGCTATCTTAGGATGGCTTCTAATCAGGAGCCAGTGTTCGTAGTCACCAATAAGGCGCATAGCGGCTTCGTACTCTGTGGGGTCTTCTGCCTCCATATAAATTGGTTTCCAATCTTTATAAAGAGACCAGAGCGGAGTGTAGTCTGTCCTTGAGAACTCGGAAAACAGAGATAGCACAACTCTTCGTCCATAAGTATCCACCACCTTATTCCTAATTGATTCGTAGTCAAAGTGTTTCATTTCTTTTTCTTCTTTTTAGCTTTTTGTTCTAGTGCATAATGAACGTTCTTGCCTTTTTTCTCACCGTACTCTTTTTTAAGAGCAGTCATTTTCTTACGATTAATTGGCATGTTGTCTCCTTACCATTTGACGCGATCCGACCAATAAGCAGCACTCATTTTACCTTTGGCAATGTTCTTTGCGTGCCTAGCTTTAAACGATTTACGACGAGCAGCATACGACTTACTCTCGCCCTTCTTTTTAGGACTACCTTTTACTCCTTGCTGTCCAAATCTAATAATCTTTTCTTTGCCGTTAGCGCACGCTTTAACTACGTGCGACTTAGTAGGATGTCCCGGTGTACGTTTAGGCTTATTACAAGCCATTTTTGATTTATTAACTTTTTGTGCCATTTGCCATTTCCACTCCTGTTTTTCTAGCATCTTCTATTCTACGTGTCCAACCCACTCCGAACACATCGTATGTGCTAAGTGATTTATAAAACTTTAAACGTTCGTCACTGAACATCTTTACCACATCAGCAGGGTCAAGCTGCTGTGTAGTAAACAATGTCTGTGGGCCAATAATGCCGTCAGGCCATGTCCCTACAACAGCCTGCAATGTTGATGCACTTCTTGCAACACCGGCATTAACAGCAAAATCAAACACAACATAATCTACACCAACAGGAAGTTCATCACCTTTAATCTTATCCCAAAATCGCTGCTTGTACAGCGGCGTCACCTGTTCCACTGTTAAGCTACGCATCTCTTCCTCACTAGAAGGCTTACCTGTCCACTCTTCCCACACCCGCTGTGTCACGCCCAAATTGGTGCGCCCACCCGGATCACGCGGGTGGTGGGCATATCCACCTTCGTGCTTAAGGACGTGTTGTAATGCAGTGTTAAATATATTTATCATTATAGTATGTTTAGTTTAATCGGTTTATTTCTGTGTAAATACGTTTTAATAGGGTTTATCTGATACTCAATAATTTGGTAGAACGTAGAGGTGTGCCCTGCTGCGGGAGGTACAGTGAGTGAAAAACTGCGTTTATAGCATCCTACCCTACCTATGTTAAATGTTGTTGGTGCTAAATAGACAAGTCCGTTTTCCCAATGCCGCTTAATCTCTCCTGTTACGGGACGAAGCAGGCAGTACTCCGTGTAACGATAGACTACACTACCTGCTTTTGCTTCTGTTATTTCCCACTGCTTTGCTTCCTCCTTGCTCTGTACAGGTCTGCTCACAAATTTGTCGTGCTGATAAACTGAACGCACAGGAGGTGCGTTGTCAAACCATTTCCAATAAAGCACCATTGCTAAAAATCCATACCCAACTAGTACCATTACAAAAAAAAACACAAACGCTGTACGTTTCCATACAGAGACGTGTTTAAGTGCGACAAAAGTTTCTCTCATTTGAACACCAGTGCCAACACTGCTCCACCTACACCACTGCCAATAAGTGCAGCAACTCCATACGCAAGTAGTTCTACAGGACGAAAACGCTCGTGCGTAACATACTTCTGAAACGTTGCTGACAAATCTTTAACGTCTTCTGCTACATGTACGACACGCTCTTCTAGTCGAGCTAGTTTTTCTTGTATAGAGTGCTCACTCATTATTACCTCCCCCTGATTGCGTCAGTAATTGGGCCGCTTATTTTTTCAACACTGCGTCCTATTACATACCCACCTAATCCTAGTTGTACAATGTCCCACAGTTTAATATATTCTTCAGGTGCTAAATTAGGGGCAGACCAGCCAAACCACCGAGCAACAATTAGGGCGACAAACACAATCATAGTGAGGGGACGCCAATTGGACGCAAGCCAATGGGTCGAAGCTGCCTCTGTCTTAATGATGGAGGCTGCTGCACTTTCAATCTCACTCTGATGCGCCAGAAGTTGTGTCAGCACTTCCTGTTCCGCCTTTGCCTTTGCTTCTGCATCAGGGAACAAGTTACCAACAACTTTATTTAATATTGGAGCAAGAATAGGTAACAGCACTTGTAACATACTCACCTCTTAATTTGTGTGTAGTTGTGAACCACTACTACTGAGTACAAACTTATTAGAAGGTACATAACAACGTCGTAAGGAAGTACATAAAAGTACACCAGAACAAGCACCGCACTTTTAAACACTACTAAAACAGGAAGGTGCCCAAACTTATCAAACAGTTTGGCAAGGACAGGATTCAACTCACGACCACCCTGTGACAGAATGGTGTGAGTTGTCCACATGTCCGCTAGTTGTAATGCTGCAAACACTACGTACAGTTCAATCATGCTGCAACCTTTTCTTCACCCGCTTCCAAGTTTTGTTTGAGCATTGCAAAGAAAGCATCACGGCCTACTTGCATTTGGTCAACATTAAATCTGGCAGCAGAAAGTTTCCTGTCCAAGTCCGTGACATGGTTTACCAACGTTTTTTGGTAGTCTGTCATGGTGTTATAGTCATACTCAACATCGTCAATAACAACGGGGGCTTTTTCGTTTTTTCCCATTTTGTATCTCCTTACTTTTGGTTGATAGGCTGCGTCGTAATAATACGCAGGACTGCTACTTCGGCAGAGATGACCACGGCAGCGGAGGAGTTTGAGTAGTAGGCGCAATCATCTCTTGAATCTTTTTTGCAACAGCAGCCTCAGTCGCATGCTTGTCTACACCATTGGCATAAATCCAACCCAATACTTGATTTTGAGTAAGGTTAGCGTAAGGGGTGAAGGAGCCTTTAGGAGCCGGTACTGAACAGGTCGCATAAACACTAGCATTGAAGTCGATGAACTGACCGCTGCATGTCCAATGGACGTTATAGACGACATTATTATTATCACCCTCTTTGGTACGGCAATCCATCGCCGTTACCGTCCAAGTGTATTGTGCTTGTTCCATTTTATCTCCTTATAGTCCTGCGGCATCAAGCCGCGCTTTGAGTGCCTCTATTGTTTCTTCAAGAGATGCTATTTTCTCTTTTGCTTGTGCTATTTCGTCTCTATGCTTTTTGGCATGAAACAACAGCGGAGCGGTAAGCCTTTCATACTGGAATCCTTCCGGCTCCAACCCAATTACATTTCCTTCTTCGTCTTTTATTTCCTTGAAATGCACGTAACGCGGATCAATCGAAACAGCATCATCAGCAATAAATCCGTAGTACCCGTAATCGGGGTTATCAACAGCACACTTTGATCGGTAGTGAACAGGCACAAAATCAAGCGCCTTATCGGCCCATTCTTGCGTCATCGGTTCAATATCAGTCTTGTACTTACGCGCAGATGTTGATCGAGAAATTTCTCCGTTTGCAGGATTTGTATATACGTTTGCTGCGCTCGCTGTTGTGTATGTTGACACAAGACTAGGCAGTGTTAGTAGGCCCGCGCTACCAAGCGTCATTACATCAGTATAAGAAATCGTCGCATCAGCAGAACCCGATGCCGCGCTTCGAAATGTAAAAGCACCGTTGTCCAGATACAACTGGCTTGAAGCGTAATTTTGCCCGTATTTGAAATTGTTAGATGAGTCGATATAGGCATTAGATACAATACCGCCAGCTCCTGCGTTATTCTGCCCAAAGAACGTCGTAACGCTGCCTGCGGTAGTAGTGCCGCCAATTTGCATTTGGACATACGCGCCTATCCCGCCGCGAGGTGTAACACCCAAGCCGAGGTTGCCGGATGTATCCAAACGCATCTTTTCTGAGCTGTTAATTTTGAACAAGTAACTGCTGACACTATCAAAATCCATTGATGTAGCGTAGTTTGTTAAACCTGTTGCCGTTAAATTTGTATAGTAGCCAAGCGTGTTATTTGCGCGAATAACGCCGTTATTAACAACAAAGTTCGTCCCAT